CTCCCCCGAGAGCGTGCAGGCCATCGTCGACCGACTGGTGGCCCAGGGCGCCCCCGACGCGGTGCATATCGCTCCCGAGACCTGGGCGGCGTACTGGCAGGAGCAGGGGAAAGACCCCGAGCAGATGGCGACCGAGGTGCTGGGCGACCGCGAGGCCTACCAGGAGGCCGTCGCCGCCGGTGCGCTGGTCGTCCTGCTGCAACCCCGCCACCATGCCGGGCAGGTTGAAGCCTGCGCCAGCCAAGCCGCCCACTGCGCCGGCCGACACCAGACGCGGCACCAGTTGCTCAGGGTCGAGGGCCTTGGGGTTGATGCCGCTGCTCGCCTCGTGCAGAGCGTGGGCGAGCTCGGTGGCCGATTCCTCGGTCGCTTCCAGCCCGCTGTCGATCAGCAGGCGACGGGAGGCCTGCACCAGCCCGGTGGCCACGTCCTCGCTCATGCCGCCCATCACTAGGCGCTCGACGCCGGTCTTGCCGAACGCCGCCGGCACCGCCGTCTCGATGCCCCAGGCGGCGAGGCCATTCCAGATCCCGTGCTCCTTGGCGGTGAGGATGCCCTCGCGCGCGGCCAAGGGCTGCACGGCCACGGCTGTCTGCACCAGCGGGGTCAAGATGGTGCGCGCCTTGCTCAGATGGGCGAGACTGGTGACGCCACGGGCCAGGGGGCCGCCGGTGAGCATGAGCGGCACGTCGGCGAGGACGCCGCCCACACCGCGCTGGATTGCACCACCGATGCCCGGCGACAGATCGACCGAGGCCTGGGTGGTGTCGCGCACCGGCTGGAACTTGGACGGGTCACGGGGGCCGACCTGCACCGCCTCCAAGGTCGACGACCAGGCATTGAGCGCCCCGGCCGCGACGTTGGCCAGCGGACCATAGGCGCTGCGCAGATCCCGGGCACGCTGCTCGCGCTCCTCGCGGGCGCTACCCATCAGCCATTCACGGTTCTTGTACTCCCGCAGGAACGCCGTCGACGAGTCGAACACGTCAGCCGTCGAGCCGTCACCGATGGGCGCCACCACCTGCCCACGCGACCCGTACTTGTAGCGAGATCCCTGGCGGATGATGGCTTCCAACTGGGCCAACCGGGGCAGATCATCCTGCGCCACGCCGTAATTCTCGGGCTGCTCGGCCAGCCATTCGGCCACCGCTGGCGAGGTGCGGCGGAAGGCGTCGGCATCGAAGTCGGCGCGGCGGCCCTCCAACTCGATAGCGTCGAGGTTGCGGTCGATGAGGTCGGCCGGCAGTTGGGTCACCTGCTGCGCCCGCAGGATGCGCGCCGCCCGGTTGGTGTCCGTCACCATGCCATGGCGCACCGCGACGTTGAGCAACGGCGAGGCCCGCTCGGTCACCAGTTGGCGATACGGGTTCTCGTCAGCCTCGGGGGCTGGCTGCGTGCCGCCGATCAGATCCGAGTATTCATTCGGCACGGGTGCTGCGCTCCACCTGTTGATTGTAGAGGTCGAGCACGACCTCCTCGCTCGGCTCGACGCCGGCTTCACGCAGCGCCGCCAGGATCTTGGACCGCTCGGCCGCTGGCACCTCGCGCGGGGTGTAGGCGATGCGGTCGATGCCCGGCGCCTCGAAGGCGTAGCGCTCGCCCACATCGTCGAACTCGTCATCGACCAGCCGGCCCGGGCTCCAGCGCCCGCGCTTCTCGCGAATGGTCTGCTTCACCAGCAGGCCCTCGGCCAACTTGCGCACGTCCTCGGCGCCCAGGGGCTTCCCGCCCATCTGCTGCGCCGCCACGATTTGGCGATCAAGCTGCCGACGGAAGGCGATGGCCCGTGCCGCATCCGGGTTCTTGGTGCTCACCTCCGGATTGATGCCCGCCGCGACGAGGGCTTCCCGCGCCGCATCGTTGGCGGTGGTGACGCCGGCATTGAGCCGCTGGGTGGCTTCCCCGCCCTTGCCGCCGTTGCTGCGCAGATCGGCCTGGAGGTCGACGAGTTCCTTGAAGCGGGCCGGTTCGAGGCGGTTGAGGTAGTCCAGCAGGTTCGTCTGCATGAAGGCAGCCCTGCCCTCCTCACTCGCAGCGGCGAGCCGCAGCTGGTAGTAGGCCGGCCAGTCGGTTTCGGCCTTCTGTCCGCGGTCACGCTGCGATGCGTAGGTGCGCAGGGTCTCCTGGTGCTCGGGAGCCAGGCTCGCCATGAGCGTAGCCGGGATGGCGTCGATGCCGCGCCCGTTGTCGGGAGCGGTGAAGATGCTGTAGGCCTGCCGGAAATTGGCGTCGTCCTGCTCGCGCGCCGCGCGCTGGCGCAGCCCGTGCATGGTCACCAGCCGTTGCTCGACCTCCTCGCGCAGTTCCGGACGCTTGGCGGTGAGCTCCTTGGCCTGGGCCAGGGCCACGTCGAGGGGAACCAGCCCGCCGCCTGCCGCCGGCTTCGACAGCAGGTCGTCGACCACGCGCTGCGATTCCTGGCGCACGTCGGCGACCTTCATGGCCTTTTCAAGCTTGGCCGCGTCCTCGGGCAGGATGTGCATCCGCACGCGCTCGAACTCCTGGCGCGCACCCCGGGCATCGCCGGCATCGAGCAGGCTGGCCACGACGCCGCTGTAGGTGCCCGAGAACGTCTCGTGCAGGGCACGGGTCAGCACCTCGGGCGGCTGGCCGCGCAGGGCCTCCTCCAGCACCGCCCCCTGCCGCTCAATCTCCCGGTCGACGCGGGCGGGATCGCCAGCCGCCGACACTGCCGCATCGCGGGAGGTCTGCAGGTATGCCTGGGCCTGGGTGCGCTGGTAGGTCTCACGCTCGCCTGCGACGTGCCGCTGTAAGGAGCGGTCGATGTCGACGCGACGGGCACCGGCCTGCCGACGGAAGGATTCCTTCACCCGGTCGCCGACCAGGCCCTTCTCGATCGCGGCGGCGGTGTCGTCGAAACTGCCCAGGGTGGGCTCAGGCATGGCGAAGGCGTCGGTCCCCCGTTTGGTCAGGGCTCCGGTCTTGGCATCGTGGAGGGCGCGGTTCTCCCACTCGCCCAGCTGGCGGTCGGCCTCGATCAGCGCCGTCTGCTCGGCCTTTGCCCGTTCCTCCAGGGCCACCTGCAGGCGTTGCTCGCTGATGTGGTCGGCGGCCTCGCCGAGATCCTGCACACCGGCAGCGACCGGGCCGCCAAGGGACGTGACGGTGGGCGCTGCCCGCAGGCTGACGCCCGGGACGGGCGCCGTCTGCACCTGCTGGTTTCCATAACTGGTGACGCGCGGCATGGATCAGCCCTCCCCGTTCTTCTCGCGGCGCTTCCGGTCCTTGTACTTCTCGTAGCTCAAGGCGCCGTTGGCCCCGGTGGTCAACAGCGTGCCCACGGCCTGCATCCGGCCCTCCTGGCGAGCAATGCGCCCGCGGGCCCGGGTGTCGGAGGCCTGCACGCGATAGCCCCAGGCCTCGCGTGCCGCGTTGTTGCGGATGGTCAGGGCGTCGAGCTCGCCCAGGGTCTCGGTCTCCTGCTCCACCGTGGCGGCGCTGTCCCGCCCGACGACGACCCCCTGCCCGGCGAAGGCCGCCCGCTGGGAGCCCTTGAGCTTGGCCACCTCGATACGGTGGCGCTTCTCGGCCTCGCGCCCGCGGCCGATGGCATCGAGGCCACGCAACTCGTCGAGGTCGGCGTTACGGTCGGCCAGCTTCTTGGCCGCCTCGCCGGCTTGGTTCTGTGCATAGGCCTGGGCCAGCCCGCCGATTGCCGTGGCGAAGGTTCCGGTAGCTCCCATGTCAGCCTCCCACCGCGCCCGAGGGCGTGATTGCCAGGATGGTCATGGGCAGCGGCGCACTCTGGCGGATGAACACGCGCCCGTGATCGTTCCACGTCGCCTGCGGCACGACCTCGAACAGCCCGCTGTAGAGCGGAATGGGATCGCCGGCCGTCGTCGCCTGGGTCGCCTTGGGCGCCCGCAGGGTCGAGGTCTCGGAGTCGCCCACCTCAAGCCCACGGGTGTCCTTCACCCGGACCGTGACCCGGTTGATGCGCTTCTTCTTGTCGCTCAGGGTCTCGGTGTTCAGTGATTCGAGATCCAGGGTCTCGACATCCGACAGGTACGGCAGGCCCACATGCACAACGCTGGCCGCCCGCGGCAGTTCGACCTCGCCGCCGGTGACCTCCAGGCCGGTGGTTGAATCGCCATCGCTCAACGCGCTCACGGTGCAGCCTTCGAGGTGGTCGAGGCCGGCGACCGTGTCCACCTGCTTGTCCCAGTCGGCAGTGGCCACCGCGCGCAGGGCCGCCGGCACCGTCGCCACCGCCTGCACCTGGCAGATGGTCGACGAGGTACGGGACCGGATGACGACGCGAATGCTGGCCGTGCCCACCCGCAGCAGGATGGAATTATCCACGTCGGTCGTAGCGAAGGTGTCGAGCGTCGAGCCGTCAGCGGCGAGGAAGGTGGCCGCGCTGGCGGTCAGGGTCAGGGTCTCGGTGTAGAGCCAGGACGTGCCGCCCGACAGGGTCATGGTCACCGCGCCGGCATTGCGCCCGTCGTAGGTGAGGGCGCTATCCATGAAGACCGCGTCGACCGCTACGTCGGTCACCTGCCGGCTGGCGAACCGCTCGATATAGCGCTTGGTGTCGCCGTCGATGGTGCGCTTGACCACGACATAGACCGCGTCCTCGGTGCCCTCGGGAACGCAGACCAGTTGCTCGAACTCGTCGCCGTCGCCGGTGTCGTGTCGGTGCCAGCCCCACACCTCGTGCTCGCGCACATAGGTCAGGCCGAGCAAGGCGCCGTCGCTGCGCACCGCCCAGACGATGGAATGGGGAATCTTGGCCCAGTCCCAGTCCCGGATGGTGTAGCCGTCGAACATGTGGGCGGCGAAGATGGTGAGATCGCGGCCGGCATAGCCGTCGCTCTGGAGATCGTAACGCAGGTCGCGCACGATGGAGCCACGGGCCTGCACATAGAGCGCCGTGCTATCGACGATGATGGGGCGCAGGGCGCTGGCCCCGTTGTACCCGTGCTGGCGCAGGTTGATGGCGGTGGGCTTGAGTACCCCGTCGGTATCGCCCTCACACGTCCACTCGCCGCCGCTGGTCAGGATGATGAGCTTGCCGAGCTCGATGATGTGTCGCACCTGGTTGACTTCGCGGCCGGCGATGGTGAACGACAGGGTGTCGTCGTCCTGCACCGGGATCGACGGCGAGAAGTTGTGGAAATCCCCAACCTTTGAGGCGCCCACGGTCTCGGGGTCGTTGTTCGTGGCCGCGAGGCACAGGCGCTGCTGGAAGTACGAGACCGTCGACGGGTAGTTGTCGGCAGACGAGTAGGGCGTGCGCGCCGGGGGCGGCTGGATCGTGGTCTCTGGATCGTAGCCAATGTCGGCGAAGCTGGTGCCCTGGGCCGTGCCGATGAAGCCGTAGACCCCATCCTTCTCCCGATAGATGTTATATTCGACCGCACCGCTCACTGCGGACCATGACACGGTGTTCGGAGTCGATGCACCGGGTGCGGAGCCGGTGCAAGTCGCAATGGCGCTCCCCAGGCTTTCCTCGCCGGTCTCGTCCTTGATAGCCGTGACCTTGTAATTGAACGTGGTGGTGCCGCCGGCACCGACCGGCGCCTGGCGCACCATGGAGGCCGGCGTTCGGCCATTGTCGACGAATGACAGCGTGCCGGCCGGAATGATGGCAATCAGCCCGTAGGCGCTTCCACCGTTTGGCTTCTTATAGACCGCATAACCCTCAGCCGCCCCAACCGCACTCCAACTGATGGTGATGTTGGCGCCGCCGGTGGCCTCGAAATCTGGGCCATCGGAGCTGATGATGTCCGCAGTGGCGACGCTCTCCGATCCTGTGGCCACATCCCAGGCGGTCACCTTGTACTTGTCCGGATCCGCCCCGGTCGCCGCGCCGCCCGTCGCCGCCCCGCCCGTCGGGGTCGCCACCACCGTCGAGGGGGTGCCCGCCGTCGCCGACACCGGGGTCGGGGCGCTGATCACCGGCGCCGTGGTCACCGGCGTGAGCGTCCAGGCCGTGTGCCCCGTGCGCGACAACTCACGCGGGACATAGCTCGGGTGAACGATGGTGACCACATCGCCCGACTGCACGAATTGCAGGTCTTGCAGATCAGCCGTGGTATAGGGCGTCGGGATTTCGTAGACGCTGCCGGCCAGGGGATACCAGTAGGTAGCATTCGGCGGCTGCTGGTTGGTGTGCGCCAGGATGCAGTAGTAATTGACCGACAAGCGGCTGGCGAGGTCGCCCACGGCATAGGCCGTGACGTTGGACCAGGTAGCCACGCCCGAGACCGCCACCTGAGCCCCGTTGCGGATGACCCGCATGTAGAGGTCACCAAACTCAAGCACATAGGTCTGATCGGCGTTGAACACGAACTTGAGCAGGCGCACCTGCTCGTCGCTGTCCTTCACCTCGACGACGAACTTGGTGCCCGGCCGGTTGGTCACGCCACCGAAACGCTGCACGAAGGCATTGCGGCAGGCCCGCAGCCCCGTCTGGTACTTCGTCTGGTCGGCCCGCCCATGCAACTCAGGTGCGAGCTCACCGCCGGAAAAGCTGCGTTGGATGGTCGAGGACATCCTTACTCCCGCGCCGTGATCCACGAGGCTTCGCCCGGGTCGTCGTCGACCTCCTCGTTGAGGGCGTCCGTTTGGGCTTGGAGCAGGGTGTTCCGGTAGGAGGCTTCCGCCCGCTCCCGCTCGGCAGCCGACCGTGCCAGGGGCGCGGCAAGCTCGACCGCCATGCGCCAGGCCACTGCCGAGGCGAAGGTCGGATCGAAATGCGCCGGGTCGGTGAATCGCTTGGTGTAGACCAGCACCGCGTCAGCCTCGTCGGTGTAGATCAGCCGCCCACTGGCGTCGTTGCCCAACTGGAACGGCACGCGGGTGTTGCCCGTGCGGTCGCCCGTGGTGATGCGCCGGGCCTTGATGCAGTCCGAGGGAAACCGGTACGCATAGGCCCAGTCATTACCCCAGGGCGGCAGGTCATCCTCCTCGGCGGCCTCGGTCACCAGGCCCAGCGCCACGAAGGTCCGCGCAAAGGGCCAGGGGAAGTCCCGCAGCACCTCGTCGCGCACCTGCTCATAGCAGGCATTGCAGGCGACAGCCTCCTGGCTGCTCTCGCTCAATGCCGCGATGGCCGCACTGATACCGATGCGGGAGAGGGCGAGGTTCGAGATGGCGACGGCGCTGGTGGCCATGGTGGTCCTTCAATGAATCACCCCGAGGGAGGAATCCCCCGGGGTTGGCACCCGACCCAAGCAGAGGCGCCGCCCGGTTAGATGACCTTCTTGTCACCGCTCGGCTTGTTGCCCTTGCCGGGCTTCTCCAATGCCGCACTGCCGGTGACAGCGGTGGAAGGCTGGGGATCGGTCTCGTCATCCTCACCCTTGCCACGCTTGGCGCTGGATGCCGGGCGGCGGCTGCGCACGTCGGCAGCCGAACCGGGGACGTGAAAGGCGTTGGCGTTGCCCGGGGCGTTGGGCCCACGGTCTTCCAAGACTTCGGCCGGGGGTTGGCCATCGGCCCGGTGCCACCACTTCGACTTGTCGGCGAAGTCGTCGGGAACGGTGAACACGTCGCCGGGGCGGCGGCGGGTGTTGTCCCAGAAACCCAGCGCATGAGCACGAACCTCGACAGCCATGGACTGATCCTCTGCGAAAGCGGGTGACCCGGACAGCTACCCAGCTCAGGCCGAGATGGTGAAGCCGTCGGGGTAGACCTTGGCGCGGCCGGCGACCATGTTCAGCGGGGTCAGCCAGGCGGTGTAGGTGATACTCGGGGTGGTGCCGCCCAGGGTGGCGCGCACGCCGAGATAGCGCTGGAAGGCGATGGCCTCGGCAGGGCTGATCGGGATGACATGCAGGCTGCCGGCGGTCAGGTCGGCGCGAGCGATGGTGCGGGTGGCCGAGACGGTCGGCGAGGACAGGGCCGCGTTGTCGTCGGTCTCGATGCCGAAGGCGTAGGTCTCGTCGCCGTTGCCGGCGTCCGCGGCGACATCGACCAGGATGGCGACACCCATGGGTTCGCCCTGGCCGATCTCGCGGACAGCGCCGAGGTCGATGACGTTGGTGGCGAGGCCAGTGGCAGTGATCGCCAGGGCGTCGGCGAAAAGATTCTGGGCGTCGGTCATCATGGCTGTGGCTCCTGACACCGAAACCCTGCCACCACGACGGGGGCAGGGTTCGGAGATCCGGAACGAAGTCGGCTCAGATGAGCGCTTCGGACTCGATGATGGCGTCGCAGGTACGGAGCTCGATGCCGCGGAAGCGGGTCTTCTCCTGGCCTTCCTCGTTGCCCATGTTGAGCAGGAGGTTCGCCTTGTTCATCGCCTGCACGTCCAGCATCGACCGCACGGTGCGGTTCATGTAGAACTTGGGGCGGATGCCATTGAGCGAGGGGAGGCGGTGGATGGCGCGGAGCATGTACTCCATCAGCTTCACCGAGGCACCGGCGCCGTCGGCGACCAGCGCCGACACGTCGATGGAGCCGATGCGCACGATGTAGCGCCAGTCCTCGATGCACAGGCCGCCGTCCCACTCCCAGTGCGAGCGGTAGACTTCGAGCAGGCTGGTGCCGCGCGAGGTCGAGCCTTGCGACACGGTCTTGCCGTGATTGGTGTGGACGAGGCCGGCCTTCGATCCCTTGGGGAAGATGCCATACACGCTGGAAGGGCCCCAGCCGATCAGATAGATCGAGGTGTTGTCGGCGCCCGAGCCACCAGCGTCGAGCATGTTCTGCCCTTCGGTGTTGGCGATGGTCGCGTAGCGCGGCGCGATGCCGGTGAACTCCTTCTCGTCGGTCAGGTGGTTGCCATAGAACAGGGTGCTGGCGAACTCCTGCGACATGCCTTCGAGGTGCGGCTGGGCCTGCTTGAGCAGGAAGGCATTGAGGTCGCCATTCAGCCCGGCGAGCTTGGCGTCGGTCTCCGACCAGTCGTCGAGCATGCCGCAGTGCTCATCGAACTGCGCCGTGGTGCCCTTGGTGGCATCGCTGCCCTGGTTGAAGCGGCGCCAGCTGGGGACGGGCAGCGAGGTCGAGACGGTGACACGGTTGCCGGTCGGGAGGTTGCCCTCCTGCCATACCATGTCCTCCAGGATCTCGTTCTTCTGCGAGAGCAGATCGGCGATGTCGGCGGTGTTGCCGTTGGGATCGCGGGTCTTGGCCCAGTCGGAGAGGTTGAGGACGTTGGCGCCGAGCGTGGCCATGGCTTACTCCTGGGACTTGGGTTGACCGAACATGCGGTCAGCGAGACGGGGCTTGCCGTTGGCCGATTGGCCAGCAGCGATGATCTTGTCGTCACCGATGAGCTTCCCGATCTTCACACAGAAGCGGACGAGCTCTGGATGGTTGCCCAGTCCGGTCTCGTTCAGCGCCTGCTTGAGTGCGGGGGAACCGAAGGTGTCGATGGTCTTCTTGGCGGTCGCCATGTTCTCAGCGAACGCGGCGCCACCGATTTCCTTGTCGGCCTGCACCTGGGCGGGCCACACCTTCTCGGCGGTCTCGCGCAGGCTGGCCTGGGCCGCCTCGGTCACGGTCTTCGTGACGCTCTCGGTGAGCTTGGAGCGCAGGCCGAGCTCGCGCTCCAGTTGCTTCTGCGCCACCTCGGGGGAAAGCTTGTGCTCCTTGGCGAAGGCCGTGACCTCGTCGAGGACGGCCTGCTCGACCGTGGCACCCTCGGGAGCCTTGAGCGCATAGACGACTTCTGCCGGGGCAGCGGGCTCG